TCATTTCTGCAAGGTTCCAATCGTTTAATTGTTCTTTCTTTAGCAGCTCTTTACTGTCAAGCTCATAGAATGACATGACTGATCTTATGTAGATGTATGCTTTTAAGAATTTCTCTACTGCTGTTTCAATAGATTTTTTGTCTTCTAATTTCTGTATTGCTTTAAATTCTTTTGCATACTTATCTGGATCAAATTCATCTGCTTTATTTAAGTATACTGGTATAGCAAGTTCTTGATGCATGGGTGCATCAGCTACATCAAATCCTTTAGGAAAGTCCTTAACGTCTACTATTTTAATATTATTGGTTAGATCTTTATCAAGCAGGATTTTAGCAACCTGGACCATGGCCAACTGACCAGGATCATCATTATCTGGGAACAAGATAACTTCTCTATCTTTTAAATATTGGAAGTTTGTTTTATCAACTGCTTTAGATCCACCTTGCCAAGTTACATGGACATAATCAGTGTAATTTAACTTACCATACCTTGCTGCCTTCTCACCTTCATGTATTACAACTGGTGCATCTGGTTTTTGTTTAAGATCAAATTCATTATATAAACATCTATTTTCTGACCAGGCTTTCCTATGCCATTCACCCTTTTCATCTTTTGAATAAACATAGAATAATTTTTTACCATCTTTTGTTTCATGTGCTTCTTTGCGTATGGCATAAAATGCAACTGAGCCATGGTAACTAGTATATGTAAAATAATTTTTTTCATGTGTGTCTGTATACTGAGATAGCTTCTCAACTTCTGCTGGTTTATCCCCGATAGTTGTGGATACAAATTTAGGTAATTTTTTTTCTTTTACAGCTTTTTTATATTTAGAATAATCAATCGACATTTTAATTTCGGACCTTCTTCTTGTTAGTCTTTTTTAATTTCTTACGTCTTTTTTTTAATTTTTTTCCTGCTGCTTCTTTCTCTTTTTTAACAATTCGCCAGTGTTTGTAGCCAGGTCTAGCCCTCCACTTACGCATATACTCTCGGTGATAATCAGATCTATTAGTAGGCATTGCTGCCTCTTAGCTTATCTGGTGCAGCTCTTTTTAGGATATGGATTAATTTCATTTGATTGTGCTTTTTCATGTATTGTTGGATAGTCTTGAGTAACAATAGTTACTACCTTTGAGATTGATAAAGGTGTTTTAGTAATTCTTGATTTTAGATGGTTTAATGCATCATATGTAGCTGTTGGAACTGTAATAGATTTAAACTTCTTCATTAGTTATCCTTACCTTTTTTGATATAGCTCATCATTTTTTTTTCCCAATAACCAATTTCTCTTTCATTGTTTGTTTTGTATTCCTCTAAAGCTCCATTATCTTTTTGAAGTTTTCCCATCTCCCAATAAAGATCCATTTCTTTTTTATTGAGCACATCTATTTCACGTTGTTTAATATTAATTACATTTTCTAATCTTGATATTTTGGCCCTCTCTTCCTTCAACATTTTTGTTAATTCTATTGTGTGATTTATTTGTTTTTGAATATTTACTGAGTGTTTAATGTTTGCTTTCACACAAGATTTAGATAAGTCATTCAAATGCTTTACCTGTAGTTTTCTGTCAATTTCAGTAATTTTACTCATATGCTTTACTTCCACCTGCTAAATATCCAATACCGGAATTTTGATTTTTTATTTTTTCTTGTTTTGATTTTTCTTGCATTTCATCTATTCTTTTTTTCAATAGATCTATGTCTGGGTCAGTTTTGTATGCATCAAATTCAATAGGTGTAAAATCTATATTAGGAATTGGATCTGCTTTGATTGATTTAGTTTTAGGTGGAACTGCATTAGGTTTTCTTACAGGTCTATCTTTTAGTACCGGTAGTAGAGGTTTCTTAAATGGCTTTTGTTTATTTGTAATCTTACGATTACCATCTACTGCATAATTAGTGCCATCGTAGAGATTTGTAAGTTCAACAAATTTATTTGGATCTATTAAAGGTGGAAGACCATATTCTGCACGTTTTTTATTTTTTCTATCATTTTCTGCTTTTGCTTTTTTTGCTTCAAGTGCAGCTCTTTTTTCAGGTGGAATAGTATCTTTTCTAAGCAACTGACCCATCATGTCATTGTAATCTTTTATCTTCATGATTAACTCTTTTCTGTAGCTCTTATTCTTTGGATATAGTCAGTTAGACTTTCACCTTTTTTAACATCAATGCCTTTTTCATATGCATCAATTAAATCTTTATAATCTTCTACAGCACCACCATTTGACAATTTAGATCTTAGCAATCCTTCTTCTTCTAAGAAGTCATCATAACTCTTACCTGGATTATCTCTCTTCCAGCTTTCGTATTTAGATAATGTTTGTATTAAATCTAATCTGAATTCCTCTTCTGGTGTTTCACTCATTGCTGTTTTAACAGCTGCTTCAATAGATTCTTTAGTAGTAGGTGCTCTGTAAATTTCTTTGTCTACATTGTTTTTCTGTTTCATTAGTTGGCTCCAATCCAGTGGTTGAACCATTCTTGAAATTCATTAGGGTTAATTACCCAATACTTAGTACCTGGCAGCTTATAAATACCCATAGATGCAAGATCCTTTTTCTTCTTGCTGTCATACAACCAGTTTTTCCACGTCTTATCTGCAATACCAAACTTTTTTAGTATTTCATGTTTTGAGTACCAACGATTTTCAAATTCAAAGTTCATGTTTTAATTTCACCAGCTATTAAGACCATTGAAGACATTTGATTTAACTATTAGCTCTTACATAGGCGGCTAACTTAGCTGATTAGAGATAGGTATGTTACTTTGTGGTGTTTTACCATTTTCCTTCCGGCCGGAAGGAAATAGAATTAATTATATCGTCTGTCTTGGCTACATTTGGGGCACCATCTACCTAGTTTAATGGCTTCTGGTGTTGTTTTCCAAAAATGTTTTTTAGAACACACAAAGTCTAATTTAAAGTCATAACCAAGATAAATATTTGATAAACATTTCCCACCTTTTGAAGTAGCTATTTTTTTAATCTCGTTTATCCTGCTTTTAATAATATATGCTTTATTGAAATCTATATTTTTTCGGAAGTTTATTTTTTTAGTATCTACTTTTAAATATCTTGATTGTTTTTTAATTATTGAGGGCAGTTTAAAAAGATCATGTTTATAGGTTATTATATATAGTTTAACCCCATTTGCAGCACAGACTTGTTCTTTTTCAGTATCAATTTTAACTCTCCTATTAAAAGTCTCACCTTTTTTTGTATAAAAATAATGATTTGGATCTAAATGATGTCTACCATGATATTCAAATGCTATGCCCAAAGTTCTATTATAACCATCTAACTCCATGGTGTTACCAAGAGAATTTACAAGCCATTTCGGTCTTTCTTTAAAAAATTTTTTATTAAATAGTTGCTCAAATGTAGTTCTGCAAATTTCTTCTTTGATATAGATATGACATTGAGGACACCAAGTTTTTGAATTTACTACTGCAGAAGCTCTAGTTTCCCAAACATGTCCATCAGCACATCTCCATTTATATTTTGCATCTATATTTGTATATTTTTTTGATAAACAAGTTCCTCCTCTTTTTTTAGCTTCTTCTACTAAATAACTTATAGATTTCTTTTCTGTTCCTGCACATCTTAGACACCATGTTTTTTTGTATTTTATACTAGCAGCATCTGCTAACCAAATATGGCCAACTGAACACTGCCATTTGAGCTTTTGATGTGCGTTCATATATTTTTTAGTTAAAAGAACTCCACCTCTTTTTTTTGCCAATAATTTTAAATCCTCAATTTTTAAAGGTGCTTTAGTTGAACACTTTGGGCACCACTGGCCATTTCTAACATTAGTGGCTCTCATGCTCCAAATATGACCTAAAGAACACTGCCATTTATATTTGCTATTAGAGTTTTTGTAGACCTTAGATATAATCATGCCACCTTTTTTAGCAGCATCCTTTTGTAAAATTTCTATTGATAATTTTTCTTTGCCCGAACACTTTAAACACCAGTACCCATGATCTTTAACTGCATTAGTTGAAGAATAAAAAATATGACCTTTAGCACATTTCCATTCAAGCTTTTGCATTGCGTTTTTATAATCAGTCGACAGTAATTTGCCGCCTTTAGTTTTGGCTAATTTATTTAATTTATTAATAATCTTTACAACTTCTTCTTTAGAAGGAGATCTGTCTAATGCACATGTTGGGCACCAAGTGTTATGTCCTTTTACACTATTTGATAATGCTTCCCATACATGGCCTTTTGCACATTTCCATTTCAAAGGTGTTCTAGAATTTATGTAGATTTTAGAAATTAATTTTCCACCTCTGCTCCGTGCTAATTCTCTAATTGTTTCAATATCTAATTTTAAAGCCATGCATTTATAGATTTATTTCTTAGACTTCTTTTTTGGAACTTCCATAGATTTAAATATCTCTTTAAATATTTTGTCAGAGCCTAATGCTTTTGCTCTTGCTTTAGCAGTTTTTGCAGCCTGCTCTCTTGTCAGTTTGTTTTCATACAAGTATGCTTCAACAAAACTTTTTCTTTTTTTATAAACGTTTGCATACATTGCGGCTACACCTTTAAATTTATCTTTTTGTTTGCCACCAGCTGCAGCATAAAGTTTAAATATTTTAGTTTGCTGCATTCTTATTGCATAATGCATATCTGACTCAGTTCCAGTTGGTGCCATTTTAATTCTAGGCCTTCTGTAATAGTCAACCATCGCTAAGGATTTATGAACTTCTTGAGCTAATAATATTTGATTAAATGTAGTTCTATCACCATAAGTATTTTCTAATAAGCTACCAACATCTGTATATTTTAGACCTAATGCTTTTGCATAATCAATAATGCCAGCCCAACTTCTTCCATACCATTCAATTTCTTTTCCATCTTTTCCAGTAGGTACTAGTGAAACTTTATTTTTTAAATTAGGTGCATCTTCTTCGAATGATCCCCAGTCTTTTAAATCTATTTTAGGTAATATTTTCTTTTTCATAATTTATCCTGGCGGAAGAGGAGGGATTCGAACCCTCGTAACATGTTTCCACGTTAGGTCATTTAGCAAACGACTGGTTTCAGCCTCTCACCCACTCTTCCGTGTAGGATCGTATTTTCTGGTAGTGTAAGGAAACCCTGTCGCTACCAGGTGTGAAGTATGTAACATGTTTTATTTGATTAACCTAATCTTTTTAATTCTATTCCATTCATCATCCATATCATTCATTAAATCGGCTGCTTTAGGTGTTAGCTTTTTATTCAAATAACTACTTTCAGCTGATCTAGTGTCAGTTCTACCAGTTACAGTTATTACATCCCATGTTGATCTAGCTTTCTTTTGTTCATTAACCTTGTTCTCATGAGTATTTCTAAACATACGCATTGCAACATCTGCAAGCCCACAGTGTTTTTTAATCTCTTCCCATAATTCCCTGCAATCTTTTAATCTTGCTGCATCAGTATTGTTCTCATTACCTTTACGCAGGAACTTTTTACCTTTAACTCTAGGACTAGGAAAACACCAACCAATGAACATGGACCAGTGATGGAAGTGTCTTTGTTTTTGAAGATCTACTAATGCATCACGAATATTTGATGTAATCCAAAAAGTATCGGGCACCTTAGTTTTATTTACATGTGCAGGTATTTCTACTTTTCCATAAACTTTAATTCTTTTACCTTCATTAAATAATTCTTCTGTTTTCCATGTGATGTAACTGTATTTAAGCAGCAGCAATGTTTCTCTTCTTCTACCGGTATAAATCATCAATTTAATTACATACGTTTGAAACGGATATTTATCTTTAAGCAGGTCACAGGCCTCAAGAATCTTGGACAATTCTTCATCTGTAAATTCTTTTGTATTGTACTTAGAAGCTGCACTTGATGTAGGCTTTTCTATTTTAATATTTTTTACTGGATTGTCCGGTGAGTTTTTTCCCAACATTGATTTTTCTTTTGCATGATTCCAAACATAACTAAAACTTTCTTTAATTTGTTTTTTAGTTCCAGGTGATGCAGTTAATGTGTTTAGATAGTGTCTTACATCATGCTCTGATACATCTGCTAATACCTTATGACCAAAAGGTGTGTCGAATACAGATTTACCAGCACCAATATTATCAAATTCTTTAGGTGGAAACTTAGACCAAAACTGCTGCCATGTTTTTATACCTTCAAGTGTTTCACCGTTGATTCTATAACTATCTCTAAATTCTATTTCACCCTGGTTGTTTTCATTTGTAATAAATTTAATCGCTTTTAATCGATCATTGTAACCAATTAAATATCTAGCATTTTCTCTTATAGTATTCTTATGTAATGTTTCAGAAGGTTTGTCTATTTGTGGACAGTTAGCTTCAAAGAAACTTTTGATAGCATCGTTAAATGTAGCACGTTGTATTTCACCAAGTTGTGCATCATATTTTTTTCTTTTTTTAAGTTTCTCACCTTCAACAATATCTACTGCCCAGGTTAGATCATTTGTGCTGCCATACTCCTTACGAAGATCTGCTATTTTTTTCTCAATGTGTTTGACATTAAATGTTTCTCTATTGTAATCGCCTAAGACATATCGCTTACTTTTACCATATACCTTCTTTCCATTAGCAAGGGTTCTTTCAACACCATCATTCAACCAGTAATCAAGGATCATAACCTTACGTTTAGTCTTCCGCTTGTGGTACAAGCCCAGGCCTTGACAGCTTCTACCTTTACAATCACCAAAGTAATATTTTATTTGTTCGTGAGCTTTACCCTTGTCATCAATGAAGTTAGTATCCAGTTTTTGTATGACCGAATCTTTAAGAGGTATATTTTTATTCATGCAGCATCCTTTCTAGTTACAACCAAAAAATCGAGATCTATAATCGAGATATAGCAGTCGAGTTCTGATCGAGTTTTTTTCATATCTTTCTGTTGACGTATGCAGCTCTTTTAAAAATTAGTCCATATTTAGCCAACTAATAGGCACCTAAAGGAACTGTTGGAGCTGTAAAGGAATTAAAAGAATTGTGATTTAATTGCGTTAGCAACTCCCTGCGTCAGTAACAATATATCAATAAACTCTGATAGTTTGAAGAACAATATAAGAATAATTACAAATTCAGTCGAGAATTGTACGAGAACAACCAAAATAAATAGAATTAAACCTTAGCATTTACACAAGCAGCAAGCACCATGGACCAGGGCTTTTTACTAGGTTTTTACTTACAACATATGATGGTATTTGCTGGATTTTAGAACTGTAATTTTTGAGTTTGATACAGTGTTTTAATCGAGAATGAAGATGTTGAAGGTGCTCTAAATCGAGCACCCCATGAAAAAGATGCAATCAAACATCCAATGCAATTATATATTTTTATTTTTAAATTTCATATGGTCCTTTTTTATTTATTTTGCGACCACGGTTTGTAGCTTCATAACTTCTATTATCTCTAAAGGTGTTTCCAAAATAACCTGGTGACCCATAACCTCTATTACTACCAACATGAAATATTGCTGTAGTAGTTCTAAAATGACTGTTCTTGGTCCCTGCTTCATGCTCCATGGACCTTGATTGAGTCAACTTCTCTGCTTTAATATCTTCATCAATCTTCTTGAGTGCAGCATCATTTAATTCTTCAAATCTTCTTCTATGTTCATCGCTTTTAAATTTACCATTAATGGAATTTAAGATCTTCATTTCATTATGTCTTCTAAATGCCTCCGATGTATATTTAGCTGTACCGTTCTTATGTGCACCTCTGTTTCTAATACGTTTTGTAGTTCCTGCTGGTGCAGCAACATGGTCCACAAGTGGTCTTTTATCCTGTAATGGACCGGGTCGTTTAAAGAGATATTTTCCATTCTTAATTACATACATGTCGCCAAAGCCACCTCTTCGCATACGCATACGCAGGGCATTTGTACTAATACCTAAGAACATAGCGAATTCTGGCCTGGTGAACTTATATTCCTCATCAACTGTTGGTATGTAATTTCTAGTCATAGAATCTTTTAAGGTACAACTGTTACCTTTGCAATAGGTGGTCAAGGATGGACCGGTTTCTGTTATGTCCCTACCCATCAAGTCCATCAACTCCATCATCAATTAATTACTGCAGCCATTTTATAAATGTGAACTGCGGCAGATCTTATAATGTTTTACCAGCTGATGCCTTGAAGGGATTGATGGGCTAATAGTAATATAACTTAACCGGGCTGTTTAAGCCCGGTTAGTAAACACCCTTAGTTTAGGTCGTTAAAGGTATTATCAATACCATCATAAAATGCATCATCTGGTTCATCTGCAAGATCATCATCCTCAATTGATCTTGTCATTCTTAGCTGCCCATTAATGATGCTTTTGCACTCCCAGTTATGCATTCGCAAAACCATTAGTGCTATTCCAAAAGAAGCATAGTTCTCTGGTTTGATGTTATTAATATTAATTGATCTTATTTGTTTCATATTTTACTCCTATTTGTTATTGGTTGAAACAAAGCTTATTTATACATCGATGAAAATTCTGTCACCGCACATATTTTAGTTGCTAACAAATCTTGGGGATAATTACTATTTTGTGCTCTGAATTCGTGTATATGCACTTGTCAGTAGTTTTTTATTAATCCTTGTTCCAGATCAAATGTTTCTGGTTAATGACATCGGAGTGCAGCAAGCGCTAGTAGCTAACCAAAGCAAGATTGCTTTATAACCTGTAACACCATGTGTATTAACTGCATCCTTTGAGAAGTGATCTGTTAGACCTGTCATCCAAAATATAAATAATATTACAACGGACCAACCTGCAAAGTGAATTAAAAATCTACCAATCTTTTTCATGGTTTAAAACATAAAACCTTATCATTTGAACCAACTCTACATGTAACTAAGTCACCAAAAAATTTATTCTTTAATGTATAAGTAGTTATATAATCACTACCATCTACAAATAGTATCATGTAGCCCTCCTGCATTAATCCATTGACTGTTGTATCTTTAGGCAACTTTTCTACTTCTGCAGCTGATGCAGCACCAGTAATTAATGCTAAACACAATGCTATTCTTACTATTACTTTCATACTAAAATTTACTCTTAGCTGTGTCACAAGTAAAGTGAGCATCAAAAGAACTTTTATAATTCAATCCAAGATCTTCATGCATTACTTTTGACCAATAATTACGATCAGCCATTTTATCATTTTCAAGAATATTTTTTACACTATTTTCCATATGTTTATCATTTTGCTCATCCGTTAACTTATAAGTGCTAACTTGCAACATGCCTGTATTTCTATTCAAAGAATGTCTAAATTTAAATTTTTTATCTGCGCTTGCAAGAATGTATTTAAAGATACCATTTTCTAAAAAATAAAATTCTAGTGCACCACCATTCAAACTAATTTTTTTATCCGTCTCATAAATTGATAAACTTAAAGCATAATTTTTATCATTAGTATTTACACAAACTAAATGTATTTCGTTTGCTTTACTAATATTGGACCATAAAAAACTGACAAAAGTTATGAATAAAATTTTTTTCATGTAGCGATGGCTTTCTTACTATTCTGATGATAGCAGCTGATGCAACAATTGGTATCCTCTATTTCATGTTCTGATATGTAGATCTTCATTCTAGTTTTAATCTTAACATCATGACTTCCACAAAATCCACATTTACCAAGTGGTGGCTTATCACATATTTCTTTTGTAATTTTGTCTGAGCTATTAAGGTTATACCAAGCCATTAAAATAATTTACCTTTAAGAGCATCAGCTATAATTGAATAAATAAATATTATTGCAGATCCAAAGAGAATAGAGCAAATAATAAATTCTATTACGTTCCCTTTGCTTGGATCAATAAAAATTTCATCCCCAAACCATTGGATTGTGTTCATATCAATAACTTTACAGATCAATAAATAAACAATGAATGTGATAGCTGCATTTAGTTTATTCTTGAACATGTACTCAAGAACTCTAACCATTGTGCTTTGATTCTTATCTGTCATTTAATAAAGAGATACTAGTATGGTACCGGCTAAAAATCAAAACTTTAAGTAACCCCCACCCCCCTGTAAAATCAAAAAGGTTACTTCTACTCTTGGGTTTAATACTGTGTTTCATAGACAAGGTGGCTCAAAATATTTTTTGAAAATTTTAAACTTGTTGGTGTGAAGGTCTGGCATGTAAAAATTTTTTTTTTCACTGCTAATCCTCTTTTTCCAACAGCTCGAAAAAGTGCTCTAACGAAATAACTGCTAATGGCTGCTGTCTATTCATTTTGATTATAGTTAATGGTTCACGGTGGTTGTGTCCTCTACTCTGCTTAAACTTGTTGTAGATGCCTTTATATTGTTCTGTATTAGTTACTTCTGTTGCATATGGAAAAACTCTCTTAGCAGTAAGTGTTAGCAGCTTTATATCCTCACCATTTTCGCCAACAGTTGAAGTTCTAATATCTTTATTATTTAGATTAAATGTTTTACAGATTTTATCTTTTACCAAGTTCTGCAAGTATCTAGCTTTATTTTGTCTGCTGCTCTGTTTCATTAATAGTTCCACATCTTTTCTTTATTACTTTTTTCGACAAAGTTAGTGATAGACTCTTTATTTTTTACTTCTCTAACCCAAGCTAATTTCCCATTTTTGTCTAATCGTTTTCTATCGTATGTATGGAAATAGTAATGTGATCCAAGTTGACCTTCTGTCCAGTTAGATATTTTCTGATCCTTAACTACGTAATCTTTAATTAAATATGCTCTTGAATAAGAACCATGAGGTAGTGATATCTGTTTTGTAGGATTGCCATTTGGCCATGTGATGCTTCTTTCCTTACACCAATCTATTATAATATCTCTTGTGCAGTATTCATTTCTAAGTATTGGATCAAGCATAATGTATTCATGTAGATCTGCTGCTACTACTAGGCCACTAAATTGTGTTCTTGTTTCAAAATAACCTGCACTGACATACTCATTTTGTTTCATGCCTGTTTTATGTCCATGATCATCTAATACATCAAATTCTTTAATTTTTTTAACTTCCTCAGTCCATCCATATTTATGGCTATCATTGAAAAATGGCTCCTGATTATTCTCTAACCTTTCATCTAATATTCTATGTATCATTGGTCTATTCTTCTCAACTACTTCATAGAAGTCATCTGTCTTGGGTGCATTCCGCATGAATGCTTTATGATCTTCAATCTTTACATTTTGAAAGTGATGCAACAAATATCCAATTTCTTTGCTACCAAACTCCAATGCATCAAGAATCTTATCTTTAACACCAGCATCTAATTTTTCATTTATTTCATCTTGTGTGTGTTTGATTGAACAAATTAAATATCTTCTTGCAAACTTTGTAAGGAATAAACAGTCTTCTTCGTTTGAGAAGATCATGAAGTTACAGAAAAAAGGAATTTTTATCTGCGGTCTACCTTTTAATTCTATTGTTAAAACTCTATCAGTAATAAATTTCTTTAGTGCATTAGTTAATTGTTTGATGTTCTTCTTACTGCTTAGATCTAATTCATTTATAATTCCAAACTGTAACCCCATCAATATATTTGAAAACTGATTAACCATCTGTGAATATTCAAGCTGCGTGTTGCAGTTATGGTGTCCTAATAGTGAAGATATAAGTGATGCAAGCAGACCTTTTCCACCACCTTCAACACTGGTAATAACTGGTGCCCATTGTATCTTTTCACCAGGCTTTTGTATCATGAATGATATGTATTGTTCTATCCAGTACCAGTTGTCGCCTAGCAGCCATTTATAATAATCTAAGATTTCTGAAACATCACCATCTGCAGCAACAATGTTTGAGGGATAATAAGTGTTGTAGTAGATGCCTTTGTTTATAGCTTCATATTCGCCCTGCTGGACCTTTACAATACCTGGTTTCATTCCTGCGTGTGTAAACACACTATGAACTCTATTATTTTCAAAATCTTTATGTTCTAATAGTTTGTGGCTTAGACTTTCGCCTTTCATTTCTGCAAGGTTCCAATCGTTTAATTGTTCTTTCTTTAGCAGCTCTTTACTGTCAAGCTCATAGAATGACATGACTGATCTTATGTAGATGTATGCTTTTAAGAATTTCTCTACTGCTG